GGCATATGGAATCCCTATTTGATATCTAAAGTGATAGAAAAAACTCCGTTTTTAGACCCATACGAGGCTTCCCCTTCTGTGAGAGCATTTCATATACGTAAAGGACTGAGCTTTCCTTTAGTAAACTTCAACACGAACAAGTTAGCTAGTAGAGCTGTTTGGAATCGTTTGGAAGAAATCACAGGTTTAGCTGAGAGTTTTGAATCAAAGAGTTATAAAGAAAAAATAGTTTGGATTAGGAATTGGCTTTCAAACAAAAGCTACACGAGAACGAAACTGACAGCAAAAATTAACTGCTGTTACCCCATCTTTAGTTGGATTAAAGCACAAACGCAAAACATCCTTGAGTTAAGTTCGTGCACGGATATATCTCTGCTCGCATTTCATTTGGCTGAAAACACAACAAGTATGCCGAGCTGCAAGCAATGTAGCAAACCAATACATTACACTCAATTCAACCGTCAGCTAAGACGTTATCCAGCTACTTGTTCGAGAGTCTGTAACAACAAATATGCAGAAGTTATAGAAAAGAGATTGGCAAACAACAGGACGAACCTTAGTGGCTATCAAACAAATGTAGGAAAGAACGAACAACAGCTGTTGAATAGAGCAGCGACTATATACAAACTAGATTTGCAATACGGTGTAAGAAAGGGCAAATATTTTATTGACGGCGTCGATGAACACAAAAAGGTAGTAGTTGAGATACAAGAAAAACACCACGCAAGAACTAAACAATTTTCCAAGGACGTGGATAAAGTGTTGTTTTTGCTAAGACAAGGCTACAACGTTGTGTTGGTGTTAGACGGTTGGTTTGTTTCCCGGACAAAAAAATCTATAGCACAAACAAAATATAAGAATTTTTTTGAAGCTCTTGCTGGTGTAAAGGTTTTGAGTTTGAATCTTTCTGAAGGAGCAGTATTAACAGATACCGGTTGGAGCAGCTTTTGTGGAGTAAAAAAGACTATTGCAAATCAGCCATCTCTCAAATTCGAAACTAAAGACGGCCGAAGCATTACAACAACAAAAGACCATCTTATTTTTTATACTGCAGATTTGTGTAAAAAAGCATGCGAGTATGCAGTAGGCGACAGTTTCTATACAGAAAACGGATCGGATGCAGTAACTAGCATAAACGAAACAGACGAACAGGAATTTTATGATATCATAGAAACGGAAACACATACCTTTTTTGCCAATGGAATCAAAGTGCACAATTGTTTGGCAATTGACGAAGCAGCCTTCATAGAATCTCACTTGCTGGAGGAATTTTGGGCGTCTGTTATTCCTTCCGTGTCTTCTGGTTTATCGTCAAAAATTCTTATGGTTTCAACCCCGAATGGTGTTGGCAATAAGTTTTACGAGATCTATACGGAAGCAGAAAAGAAAGCGAATGGCTGGGTTGCTGAAAGAGTTGATTGGTGGGACGTTCCGGGTAGAGACGAGGCCTGGAAAAAAACGATGATTTCTGCTTTGGGCTCAGAAGAGAAGTTCCACCAAGAGTTTGGGAATAGCTTTTTGGATAACAACGTTTCGGTTATCGGAGCGGCTCTTATCGAAAAGCTCAAGAGAGAAAAAAAGCCACCAGTTTGGACATCCGAAGGAGGGGAGTATACGGTCTTTGCGTTTCCGGATCCCACACACCATTATGTTATCGGAGTAGACGTCGGAGAAGGTATTGGCCGAGCTGCCTCCGTCGCTCAGGTTTTGGATATAACAGATTTACAAAACATTGAACAGGTAGCAGTATACTCATCTTCAATTATTGAGCCGTACCATTTTGCTAACAAATTAAACGTCATTGGCAATTCGTGGGGAGTGGCTCCCATGCTAATTGAAAGAAACAATTGCGGAGCTCAAGTGATCGACGCTTTGTATCATAAACATCAATACGAAAAACTGATTTCGTATAGCAAGATTTCAGAAAGCGAAAAATACAATAAGACAAGAAACATCGGGGTTTTATCTCATACTAATATTAGATTTGATGGCGTGCAAAATCTACGTTACTGGGTAAATCATCTTCAAGCAGTGCGGATTAACGATTCTGGTACGATCTCCGAGCTTGAAACATTCGTTAGACATCCGAATGGTATCTTTCGCAAAAAAACTGATGTATTCTTTGACGATCGGGTCATGTCATTGACCTGGGCTCTGTTTATTTTAGAACCAGAAATCTGTCAGCAATATTTTGAAATCACGGAATTCGATTTGCAACACAAACCTCTAAAAATTGCTTCTAATGGGTTTTGGGAAACCGTTTCTAGCACCTATAACCTCAGAGATGTCGGCCCGACAGAGCATATTATTCAAAAACCTGGACCAGCATTTAGCTCCCTTAACATTTCAAACGACGAACTCGCCGACCTCGATAAGTATGAGTTAGACATGGAATCTCTCGAGAGTATGGGATATTCTATGTATTTGCCCGATGTCTGATTCAAACTGCACAAATCCAACTTTACAATCTTCTCTGAACAGAGCCGCAAGAGACAAATTCGTTATGGTTCTGGAACTCCCCCATGTATTGAGAAAACGCTCCACAGAAGACGGTTTAATAAAAATTAGCCCCCTCCAAATGAGCGTATACGGAACAGTTGTCCCCACAATTGCAGTACCGTCTGTTAATTTAGGATATGCTGGACAACATTTAAACTTAACGTCTTACGTCCGACCAAATTACGAACCGCTGGCGATTAACTTCGTCGTTGATAACACTTATCATAATTACTACGTTTTGTGGAAATGGCTAGAAGTTCTTAACCACCCCACAAAGAATTCATATTCCGGCACAGCAGCAAACGAAATAACAACCGACGAGAAGACTAGATTAGGAAACAACAAGGAATATCAAACAACGTTTTCGATTTTGGCTCTAAATGAATACAACGATGTAGTCTTAGAGTTTAAATATTATAATGCATTCATCGTGAATTTGGGTGGTATTAACTATTCTTATAGAGAGGGAGAAATTCTGGAATGCACTGCTCAATTTCAGTATAACCAACTAGAGGTAGTCAGACCAACAACCCAAACGGCTTTTTTGTGAGTGTACTTATTCCCGTGGTAGGGTTTGGTCCGTTCCTCGGAAAAAAAATTATTCAGGCAAATGATAAATAAGGTATATGTTTATCAATTCGCCTGGTGTACAAATTAACGAAAAGGATTTATCTCTTCGTGCTTCTACGAGCACGGGTACTACAGTGGTTGTTCCGGGGTTTGCTTCGCAAGGACCGAGTAGCGAGCCGTTGTTTATTACTACTGTAAGCGAGCTTGAGCAGGTGTATGGCATTCCGACAACGCCCGCGGAGCGCTATTTTTATTACTCGTGCAAGCAAGTTTTAGAATCTCCCGGCACTCTGATTTCCTTGAGATTGCCTTACGGAGACAGCACTGGAACGGATTTCGCAAAGGCCTATAGCGGGTTGTTGTTTCCGATGACGAGTGCGACCAATGATTATATTCAGGGGTATGTAGAGCTCTATAATCTCACGACTGCAGCGGCTACTTCTGCGACCTATACAAACTGGAATGTATTAAGTTCCGTCTCAAATTATTTTGGAGCAACGACGCAAAGCAGTGCTTCTGCTTTAAGTTCGTCTTGGGTTGCTGGGATTTCTGATTGGAATATTGCTACGGAAAAGACGACACTTCAGCAACTATCTGTAGACGCTGACTATCTGTGGAAAGTCAATGCCCCCACGCATGTCCGCATCTCCCAGAGCAATTATCAGAAACTTAAACAAGGGGATTTCAATTGGCTTAGCCCAACTAGTACCAATTCTGGCAATATTTCTAATATTACTGCTGGATTAGTTGTGTTAAACAGCAATCAGACAACTGTTAATGAGATTGGAGAAGGATACTACTTTGGTCTCGCTGATAACTCAGCTGTATCTACGGATTCTCCAAATTTCGACTCGATTAAAACTCTGAAGTCTGTAGTTTCGGATGCCCTCTCGACTGTTAGTTTTGAAGCTATCAGCACTTCCCGCTTAGACTTCAAGCTTTCCGCATCGGCTACGGATAGCGCAAAAGGAACTACTAGCATCTCGGAAAGATTAGAGAAAGTTGGGTTTGCCGGATTTGAGACTGATCTGTATCAGGATTATATTTCCGTCGGATTGTTCAAGATCCGTCGTTCTGCAGCAGATGCCAGCGTGCTTACTTTAGGT